ATAAGGAAATCACTCGACTACAAACCGCATGGTGCTTGGAGACACCTCACGTCGTCGATAATGTTTAAATAGCCGTACGCTTAGTTACATTTCGAAACCGCGTACTGACTGCGCGTAGTTTCTTTTTACAAGAAAATTTCTTAAAAGGTCCGTGAAGCTTTTTAAAGACTGAGACAGAAGGATAAATCGGAACTTCATCGTAATTTCTTAATAATTTAGAAACAGTCACACTTTGTTTTCTTTCTTTCCAATAGTCAACATACTGAGATGAGTCATCGTATGTCCAATAATTCCTTTTGTAAATAAGTTTTATGTAAGCATCATATTTGTCTTTCAATGCAGACATTTTACTTAAATCTAAAGGCACAATTGAAAGGAAAATGTTCCAAGTTGTAACCAAGTTACTAGTGAAAGCATTGCTCAAATAGAAAAGAATTTTATACAAAAAGTGCGTTTTCCTGAGGGTCTTATTAAATGTACTTTCGCGTAAAAAATTTTCAAAAACTTCAATAAAAGATATATAAATCGAAACTCTGCGTACATTTGTTTCATCGTATATAGCAAAATCATCAATTCTTCGCAATAAATATGTAAGCCGTGAAGAACGCGTGCCACTATATTCGGGTCCAAAAAGTAATTTCTTCCAAATGTCCATTATTTTCGTTTCTAAATTACCTTTTGCGTTAACAAAGCGTTTTAGAAAAGAAGAAGCCGAAATAGTATCTTTCACTTCATCCTTGCGTGCTTGCTTAGTGTCATCAGTTACGATATAATTAAAGTTTGCTAGCATCCAAACTGAAATTTTATGTCTGTCTTCCTCAGACAGCTTGATATTAGAGTGTAAACAGACATCATCTCCCATAATTTGCAATTCATAATCTTCTCTGAATGCTAGACAAAATACGGGACAGTTATGAATTGTTGAAGTCCAAAGTAACCAGTTAACCATAGAATTAATATGCGATGTCCAGGCATGCCCGGATGGAACACCGGAAGTAATAAGAAATGTGTTACCGTTGTGCATGATAACGCGTTTCAAAACCATAGTATCACAAAGGAAGCGAAAATGATTCACAACTGTTTTATTTTTTGTAAAGCAACTGGCATAAACATCAAAAGCTTTTTGGATCATTAAACTCAATACACTAGAATCCCAGAGTTTTCCATCAAATTCGTAAGCATATTTATATTTGATATCTAGCTCAAGACGACGATAGTAACGTAAATTGTTATCAGAGTGACCTAACCAAATTTCGCTTTTGAAAAGACCATGTTTTTGCCAATACTCTTTGAATAACTCAAGCCAAGTGCTCCCCAAAAGTAAATCACACATTTCAGGAATCCATAATGGCCGGGTTTCGCATACAGAACCAAAATCGAGTTTCTGAATCTTTTCACGGCTGCCAATACAGTATGTACCGATAGTTTTACCGACACGACCGCATGAAATGTGTTCCCAGTTGTTAATTAAATCATTAACGCATGAAAAGATAAGATTTCCTTTCCGTATGTTTTTAACTTTGCCTTTGATTTTCGATAAAACATTTTGAGCAAGTTTTCTTGTGATGATACCAGGATGAGTGTCTGGAGTCACCTTTGCGTAATAAATATCAGTAGTTTCAGCTTCACGTATATTAGTAGGAAGTCGAAGACGTACCAAATGTTTATTTAAATTCAGTAATCTCGAATAATTAACAGGTGGTTTAAATCCTTCGTTTGTGCGTGAGAAAAGCGTGAGTGTAGTAAAACACGCAACGTAAGATGGAAGTGCACAAAAGATTTTGTCAGGCTCGCCAATATCCTTACGAACATAGTCGGGAATAATGTTTAAATGCCATGCAAGTAAATTTATATAAGCCATAGGAAAAATGATAGTCCTACCACGCCAATAATTATGCCTACAATTACCAAGGTATGTTGAAAACACACCTTCTTTCAAAACAGGTCCATCTTCATGTAATAAGTTAAAGTCCTTACGTACACGAGGAACCACGGTAGAATAGCCTCGGGACATTTCTACACTGAAAGAGTCATCGGTAAAACCCTCTCTGGTTCCAGGCTTGTCTCGACCCACTAGAGTATTTAGAGAAAAAAGTCTTTGCTTGGTAATATTGAAACGCGCTTTCTTGATAACTGGATCAGTAGTTGCACGTTTTCTCTTTTTCCACGAAAAATCTAAATATCTATTTTTGCCTACAACAGACTCCGCTTGTGTCAGAAATCTATCGGATTTTCTAGAGCGTACTTTAGGATATCGAGAAATTCATCCTTCCGGTATGCATGTAGAATTACAGTCCTTACTTTGGCCAGTAACGCTTTGCGATCGTAGCGCACCTTCTTGTCCGAACTCTTAATTTTTAAAAGAGACTGAATCTTAGTTTGAGTATCCCTATGCAAATCTTCAAGCGTAATCTTTTGAATTCTAACAAGAGGAATCCGAGATTTCTCAATATTTTCATCTAAAGTTTTCTTGTCAGATATTTTCTTCTGTTTAGAAGTTGTGAAATGGTATTCAGGAGTCGAGATGTCGCGAATTTCTTTAGAATATTCAAGACGAATAGAATTCATATTCAACGTAATCTGTTCCCACTCAAGAGCAGATAATGACATAGAAAATTCATCAAATGCCATACCATCAACAGTATAAAATATTTTTAAAGCTGCTGAAGCAACCGCAGAAGCAGCAGCCGACACACCACGCATTTTAGTGAGTAATTTAGAAATTTCATCAATTTCAGAGTCAGTTATTAATTTAGGATCAGTTTTAGCCAACCCTTCTATTATGTCCTTGCACATACCATAAAATTGCGGAAGAACAGCTACAATACATCTGAGAATATAAAGCAGCTCAATACCGTTCTGGATACGAACGGAATGCCTAACAACATCGCTGTCATGCGTAGGCATTTTATCAACCAGCGCAGTACGTAACGGCTGCGCTAAGTAGCCTTTAATACTTGATATTTTGTCAGAAAATTTAACGTTACGCGCAAACAACTTATCAAGAACGTCAGTCGGAATAGGTTCTAACACAACGCTTTTATTTGTATCTAAGATACCAGGAGCGATTTCGTCAAGAAGATTTGCAAATTCAGCTTCCTGCTTTGAGATGTCTAAATTTCGCGCTTTAGCATGCGAGGGAGTATTCGCAGGTAATAAAACCACGTCGTTATCGAAATTTTGAACAACGTCACCATTTTGCTCGTCACTTTTGTAACGCGCATGAATTTTTACAAAAGTCTTATGAGCTGGGATATACACCATCCC